CATCATGCAACTCAAGGATGAGACAACAGATAACATAGGTGTAATATCACTGGAAGAATCTATTGGTGATAGTGCACAGAAATTCATACAGATGTTTACCGGAGAGGAACCCGATGAAGAAGAGGAGAGAAGAGCGTTTGATAAAGTCTTTGGAGATGGCCGTATTGTTATGCTTGATCACAACGGCTCTGTATCTGATAGCTCTCTTATAGACCAGATAGAGAACCTTTGCTTGTTGGGATGCAAGTACTTGGTACTAGACCACATCACCATTGCTGTGTCAGAAGGTGCTGATGGTAAGACAGGTAACGAAGCCATTGACTCAGTGATGTCAGGGCTACTTAAGATTGTAAAGAAGCATGACGTATGGTTGGGTATCATCTCACACCTACGTAAGTCTATGGGTAAATCATTTGAGGAAGGACACCTAGCATCTATTGATGACATTAAGGGTTCAGGTTCTATCAAACAGATTAGCTTTGACATCATCACCTTTGCTCGTAACCTAGTTGCACAGAATGAAGATGAACGTAACACCATACAACTACGGGTACTCAAGTCCAGATTCACGGGGCTTACGGGTGACTGTGGTTCAGCTTTCTACGACCAGAAAACCAAGAGGCTTAAGGGTCAAGTAGATTTCTTAGACTACAATGCGGGAGCATAGATGACTAATGCTATACATAGAGTAGCTGAGTACATAAGGAGTAACCGAGACGGTTCCAAAGGACGGAACCATGCTGGCATATCCCTACTGAACAGACACCTTGAGTATGGTGTAGACCATGAGGAGCTAGTTGTGGCTGCAGTACAGGCAGCTCAATCAGTATTCCTCAGGTCCCGTAGGGCTAGCAATAAAGCATTCAAGCTTACCGCTACGTCTACTGCAATAGGGCTAGCTGTAGTGTCGAGGATTGGTATCAGTAACAGTACCTACACAGAGTTGTTTTCTGTTGGTGACCTGTTCATTGAAGCCTTACTACATCTTAAGTACATAGAAATAGAGAGGGAGTACGAAGGGTATCGTGCCCCTTATGTAATCTACCTAAGAGAAACATGGGAGGAGCTAGGAGATATACCACCATGCTATGAAGGTTCTACCTTACTAGGTACTAGCTTTCGTAGATTTCCTAACATAGAGAAGCTAAGGAACCCCATAACCAAGAGGCCGTATATCAAACGTATGACCTCTGAGAGGGACTTTAGCCAATGCCTTGACCAACCCTTTGTCAAAGCGTTAGAGAAGCTACAGCAGGTACCATGGAGGCTTAACGTAGGGTTAGTGAAAGCCTTAAGGGATAACGTAACAAAGTTCATAGATATGGAAGACAAGTCTGACAAGGGTAGGTCTAAGCTTATCGAGATGAAGTTCATACTCAACAAAGCTAGGGCTATAGGTGACAAGGATTTCTATCAGGCAGTTGAATGTGACTACCGTGGTAGGGTGTACTACACCGAACCTTTTCCTTAACTTCCAAGGGTCTGACTTATCCAAGGGACTCTTTGAGTTCGCTAATGCTAAGCCAATGGATGACCGTGGGTACTACTGGCTATGTATCCACACCGCTTGTTCATACAATCAATCGTACACAATACAGGAGCTTGACCAATTAAACTGGCTAACCGAAGACTACAAAATGAACTTGCAAGAAGAAGGTCTGGATACTATTTCAGTAGACAAAATGACCTTAAGGGACAGAGCACAGTGGACGATACAGAATCTACCAGCACTGATAGCGGATGCAAAGGACCTGAGGTTCAAGACGGAGGCAGAAAAACCAGTAACTCTGCTGGCCTGCTGCCTAGAGCTGCAAGGGTACTCCGAGGCGGAGGGTGAGTACTTATCAAGGTTACCTATACCAGTAGACGGGAGTAACAATGGATGGCAACACCTAGCTGCTATGTCTAAGGACAGTCAAGCAGGTGAATTGGTCTCAATTGTTCCTAAAAGTATACAAAAGGACTTTTATGTACAGGTTGCGAAACGTTTGATAGGCAGAATGCCTGAGTGGTTTGCTAAGCGAGACATACCCATGAAAGCTATCCGTAAAGGGATTGCTAAACGTGGGGCTATGACTAGAGCATACTCTGCAGGTCAACGTAAGATAGCAGAGAACATGTACTACGATTGTAAGACTGAAGGGTACACTAAGAAGTATAAGATAAGCAAAGAAGACTGCGACTTGCTCGCTAAGAATCTAATCCTTGCTATCAATGATACTTGTGTAGGTCCCCTAAAGACCATGAAGTTCCTACAGAAAGTAACGGACTTCATCATAGGTAGTGGTGAGACTTGCCTCCAATGGACTACACCCTCAGGGTTTCCTGTGATGTATGAAGTATGGAAGCAGAAGAACATGACTATCCGTGGTACAATACGTGGGCTAGGTCAGGTAGGGCACAGCATAAAGATACCTGTAACTACCAGTAGTGGTAACTTGATACCTTGCAGGAGATCTTTTGCCTCTGGGTGTTCACCTAACTTCGTAC